ATCACCAATAAAACCGTCGATCAAAGTGGATATGCAAAAAGCTGCGGAAGATTGGGGCGACTAAACGCAAAAAACCCCGCCGAAGCGGGGCTGGGTTAAGCGGGGCTGGGTTAAATAATCATCATCAGGACGGCGCAGTACAGCATCACGGCGCAGTAGATTGTGGCGAGAATTTCAAATCCGTAGTTTTTCATTTGATAACCTAACATTGTTAGGCGGGGCTTTCGCCCCGCTCGTTGATTATTTGCCGGTTTTGATCAGGCCGAGATTAACGCCCAACGATTCCAGCGCTTTCGTGATGCAGAGCGATGCTGCCTTTTGCTGATCAGTAAGAAACGCTTTTTCCTTGTCACACACTTTATAAAGAGCAGTCAATTCCTCGACTAAGCGAAGCTGCAGCGGGCGCGGTGCATTTGCATTTGCTCCGCCGGTTGATTCGCCTTCGCCTTCGCCTTCGCCATCGACGGGCTTAGTCTCGCCGAATAAACCCTTTTCCTGCGCATCAATCAATGCGTATTTCTTAATGTCGCCCCATACCTTCGACGGGTTACTATGCCCAACTTTCTTCAATGCCGCGTACAGGTTAGCTTTCTCCGCCTCGATGCTGACAACCTTTTCCGCGCCGTCACGATACCAAGCGGAACCGGCCATGCTATTCAACTCGACAGCGTAAGTGATGCGCGCGCCGTACGATTTAGTCTCAGCCTTGACGAGAGCGTTGCGTGCTTCGATCACGCTCAGCGGAATTGCTACTGCGACAGGGGCGGGGGCGGTGCTTACATTCTTGACGTTTTCCATTTTGATCATCCTTAGAGTTAAGTAGTTAAGAGTACCGAAACAATGTTGCGCCGTTTCAGTGATTTAAATGTAACACGATTAGATTAAATTCGCATTGTTTTTTGTAAGCGAAAATAAGCCTAACATTGTTAGTATCAAACTGGCAACGACACCCCCACCACCCGACTGTACAGCTTGAGACTCCTACCAGCTACATACACACTAGTTTGCACAACCGATACTTCACTTCACAACTCTATTACTAAATTAGCAACATTACCCCCACCCCCTTCGCTTTCTAGACTACGTTTATTTTTACTTCATCTGCGAGACCCCCCACGTCACTTTTTATTTCGCGACCCCACGGGGGGTATATTTTTTCTTTACATAACGGCACCCCTCTGATATAACTGCGCCCATCCCCGTCTCACGGTGCAAAATGATTAATCTGGAACCCACTAAGGACTTCCCGGTCCCTTACGACACGAGCCCAGAACGTCCTGCTACTTTCAAGGACGAGGTAACCGTCGCTGCCAACACCGCAGACCTACTCTCCCAACTGGGTGCGACTATTGAAGTAAGTCCAGACGACATCGACGCCTTCAAAAACCTAACAGAGCATCACAGCCGCAGCACCGCATCGCGTGCGCTAAAAAATCCCAGTACGGCAAGCGCCGCCGCTATGTTCTTGAAGTCGTATGCCAACCAAGTTGCAGCCGATGCCAACGAGGTGCGAAGCGCTATTACGGCCAAACTGATGGAAATCGCCAACTGCGGCGACCCCCGCTACGAGCTAAAAGCCTTGGAATTGCTGGGTAAACACAGTGATGTGGGTATCTTTACTGAGCGCAGCGAGATCACTATTAACCACAAGACCTCGGACTCGCTGGAAGATGCTATTAAAGAGCGCATCAAACGCCTGCTGAACTCCAACGTCATCGACGTGACCCCCATTACAGATAGCTTAGACGTAGAGCTAGGTATTGCTGAGCCAGAACCAAGCGAGACCCCGCTGTTAGACACCTTCTTTGAGGACAAGGAAGAGGATGACGACGAGCCAAACTAACGCTGTTGCCCTAACTGACCTCTTAAAGGTGCTGCCTACCCTGACTGAACAGGAGATGCGGCAGGTGTTGTTTGAGTTGGACACTTTGGAGTCGATGAAGGTTAAGGAGTTGCAGCAAGATAGGTTCCTTAAGTTCGTCGAAGGGGTCTGGCCTACCTTTATTGCAGGGAGACATCATGCTCGCATGGCTGAAGCGTTTGAAAGAGTGGCTCGGGGAGAGTGCAAACGACTCATCATCAACATGCCACCACGGCATACCAAGTCAGAATTCGCCTCATACCTGCTGCCAGCATGGTTTTTGGGCAAGTTTCCTCACAAAAAAGTGATTCAGGCGTCGCACACAGCGGAATTGGCCGTGGGTTTTGGTCGAAAAGTGCGAAATTTGGTGGATTCTGAGGTTTACCGGAACATTTTCCCCAACTTAACCTTGTCTGCGGACTCAAAAGCAGCCGGACGGTGGAATACCAGCAAGGGTGGTGACTACTTCGCTATCGGTGTGGGCGGTGCGGTAACCGGTAAGGGCGCTGACGTGCTTATTATTGACGACCCGCACTCAGAACAGGAAGCTGCACTTGCGCAAGTAAACCCAGACATCTACGATAAGGTCTACGAGTGGTATACATCCGGTCCGAGGCAGCGTTTGCAGCCGGGTGGGGCTATCGTAATCGTGATGACCCGATGGTCGTTGCGTGACTTAACAGGTCAAGTGATCAAATCCAGTGCCTCACGGGGTGGTGATGAATGGGAAGTCATTGAGTTTCCCGCGATTCTCCCGTCTGGAAATCCCCTCTGGCCTGAGTTTTGGAGTAAAGACGAGCTTGAAGCTCTGCATACGGAACTGCCAAACGGTAAGTGGATGGCGCAGTACCAGCAGCAGCCGACATCGGACAGCTCAGCAATTGTGAAGCGGGAATGGTGGAAAACGTGGCCTCATGAGCGCCCACCGCAGTGCGACTACATACTTCAGACGTGGGATACTGCGTTCGAGAAGAACAGCCGGGCTGACTTTAGTGCGTGTACTACGTGGGGCGTCTTCTATAACGACGAGGACCACGGACAGGCCAACATCATTCTGTTAAATGCGTTCAAAGAGCGCATGGAGTGGATCGAGCTGAAGGAGACGGCGTTTCGGCACTACCAAGAGTGGGAGCCGGATGGAGTATTAATAGAGAAGAAGGCGTCGGGTGCGCCTCTTATATATGAGTTCCGGGCGATGGGTATACCGGTGCAGGAGTACACACCCAGCAAAGGCAATGACAAGATAACGAGGTTGAACTCGGTGTCGGACTTAATAGCATCAGGCAAGGTATGGGTGCCAGAGACTCGCTGGGCTGAGGAGTTAGTCGATGAGATAGCAAGTTTCCCCTCCGGCGAGCATGATGACTTAGTTGATGCGACGACACTTGCGTTAATGAGGTTCCGTGCAGGGGGCTTCATACGGCTACCATCGGATGAGCCGGAAGAAATTAAGTGGTTCAAGTCACATAAGAACGCGGGTTACTACAACGTATGAATACGTATGACGATTTGCTGGCGTTTAAACAGTGGTGGGAAAACACCCGCCCGTTTAGCCCGCCCGTAGAGGACCCGGTGACACAAGCCGGAGCTATCTATGGTGTTGTGTTGTATCGTCAGGCACCGTATCAAGTGCAGTTATTCATAATGCCGCCCGACTCTTTTATCGAGGACCACATCCACCCAAACGTGGATAGCTTTGAAGTATTTGTAGGGGGCGATATTGCTTTTCGTTGTAACGGCGAGGAGTATGCTCAAAATGTTTTAGGGGCGAGTATTCGCGTGCTTCCCGATAGTTGGCATGGCGGTAAGTTTGGGGAGCGTGGCGGATGCTTCCTATCGGTACAGAAATGGTTGAACGGTGTGCTTCCTACTTCAGTAGGGCACGACTGGCATGACGCTGCCAACAATGATGTTGGTACAGCTAATTTAATTAAGGAATAATCATGGCAGACATAGATAAAGGGCTGTACGCAGCGCCTCTCGGCATAGCTGAAGCAGCGGCGGCAGAACCTGACTTGGAAATTGAGATTGAAGACCCTGAAGCGGTCCGCATCCGTGCCGATGGCATGGAGATAGATATTGAGAAAGAAGAGGAAGGCGCAGATGCGTTCGATGCCAACCTCGCTGAGTTTATGGATGACGGAGTGCTGCAAGGCTTGGGCGACGAGCTTATTGCCGACTTCACTTCTGACCAAGACTCCCGCAAAGACTGGGTTGACTCCTACGTCAAAGGCTTGAAGCTGCTGGGTCTAAAAACAGAAGAGCGTAGCGAGCCGTGGTCTGGCGCATGTGGTGTGTTCCACCCGATGCTAACTGAAGCAGTGGTGCGGTTCCAGTCCGAGGCTATCGTTGAGACGTTCCCAGCCATGGGTCCTGTTAAGACTCAGATCGTCGGCGCAATCGACAAGATGAAGGAAGAGGCAGCGGCGCGGGTTCGTGAAGACATGAACTACAAGCTAACTGAAGAGATGGTGGAGTATCGCCCTGAGCACGAGAAGATGCTGTTCTCTCTGCCGTTGGCGGGTTCTGCGTTTAAGAAGGTGTACTACGACCCAGCACTGGGACGCCAAGTCGCAATGTTTATTCCGGCTGAAGACATGGTTGTGCCTTACGGTGCGGCAAGTCTGGAGACAGCAGGGCGCGTGACCCATGTGATGCGCAAGACTCCCAACGAGGTAAGAAAGTTGCAAGTCGCTGGCTTCTATCGTGACGTGGAGTTGGGTGAGCCACAGAACACGCTGGACGACATTGAGAAAGAGAAAGAACGCGAGCAGGGCTACACAGGCAACATAGATGACCGGTTCCGTCTCTTGGAGATGCACGTCGAGTTGGACTTGGAAGGCTTTGAGGACACAGATAAAGACGGTGAACCTACAGGCATCGCTCTGCCATACGTCGTCACTATAGAGAAGGGCACCGGTACTATTCTGGCTATCCGTCGGAACTGGTACGAGGATGACGTGCTGAAGTTAAAGCGCAACCACTTTGTCCACTATGTCTACGTCCCCGGATTTGGATTTTATGGATTCGGCTTTATCCATCTGATCGGTGGCTACGCGAAAGCTGCTACGTCCATCATGCGTCAACTGGTGGATGCGGGCACACTGTCTAACCTGCCGGGCGGTATGAAGTCCAAAGGCTTGCGTATTAAGGGCGACGATACACCTATTGCTCCGGGCGAGTTCCGTGATGTGGATGTGGCGTCAGGCACCATACGCGACAACATCCTTCCGCTGCCATATAAAGAGCCAAGCCAGACTCTCTATAGCTTGTTGCAGATGATCATCCAAGAAGGCCGTAGCTTCGCCTCCGCTGGTGATATTAACGTCAGCGACATGAGCACCCAAGCTCCAGTGGGTACTACACTTGCTATTCTTGAGCGTACGTTGAAGATCAGCACAGCGGTGCAAGCACGACTGCACTACGCAATGCGTATCGAGTTTAAGTTGTTGAAGTCCATCATTGCTGACTACACACCAGCAGAGTACGACTATCAACCGATGGACGGCTCTCGTGCAGTTAAGCGTAGCGACTACGACCAAGTAGACATCATCCCTGTATCCGATCCAAACGCGGCCACTATGGCGCAGAAGATTGTGCAGTACCAAGCGGTGATTCAACTGGCTCAACAAGCACCACAACTGTATGACTTACCACTACTGCACCGCCAGATGATTGAGGTGTTGGGTGTGAAGAACGCAGCTAAGCTCGTGCCGACAGAAGATGACCAATCACCGGTTGACCCCATCACAGAGAACCAAAACATCCTGAAGGGTAAACCCGTCAAAGCGTTTATCGAACAGGACCACGAGGCTCACATCGCTGTACACATGGCAGCTATTCAGGACCCTAAGTTGCAACAGATGATGCAGGGTAACCCGATGGCAGAAGCAATGATGGCCGCAGGTATGGCACATATTAGTGAGCACTTGGGCTTCCAATACCGCAAAGACATCGAGAAGGCTCTGGGTGTTACGTTGCCAACCGAAGAGCAGAACAAAACTATGCCTCCGGAGATCGCAGCACAAGTTGCACAGATGTCAGCCCAAGCAGCACAACGCCTCCTCATGCAACACCAGCAGGAAGCAGCACAGCAGCAAGCACAGGAAGCCGCGCAAGACCCAGTCGTTCAGATGCAGATGCAAGAGCTTCAGCTTAAACAGCAGGAGATTCAGCGCAAGATGCAGAAAGACATGGTTGATGCACAGCTTAAACAGCAGCAGTTACAAGTGGAGCAGGCCCGCATCGCAACACAAGAGAAGATCGCTGGCATGCAGGTAGGTGCAAAGGCTACGCACTCTAGAAATGAGTTGAACGCCCGCATGCAAGCAGAAGGTGTGAAGATTGGAATGCAAGCAGCTAAAGACCGACGGGATGATCGTCGTGCACAACAACCAGCGGCGCAAAGGCCAAAGGAGAAAAAGTAAATGAAAGAGGAAACCGTCCTTGGGTACTTAAAAACTAAGTTCACCGAAGAGCAAAAGTCACGCATTGAGTTTCTTGCCGAAGGCAAAGCAAACAGCATGGAAGAGTATAAAAACGTAGCCGGAGTCATCCGGGGTCTAGCACTGGCTACGGAAATCTTAGAAGACCTCGTGCATAGACTGGAGAAATCTGATGAATAGTGCTGTTGACTTATCTCAAGCTGTAGACCTGTCCGCAATCATGGACAAAACCGCAGAGGAGAAAGCGAAGCAACTGCCTGAACCCTCGGGATACCACATCCTTGTGGCCCTTCCTGAAGCAGAAGAAACGTATGACAGCGGCCTGATTAAGGCTGACGAGACCCGTCGGTTTGAGGAAGTACTGGCAACAGTATTCTTTGTGGTTAAGCTGGGTCCAGATTGCTATAAGGATTCGGAGAAGTTTCCTACCGGTCCTTGGTGTAAAGAAGGCGACTTCGTTCTGGCCCGCCCCAATTCAGGCACCCGTTTGAAGATTCACGGTCGGGAGTTCCGACTGATTAACGACGATACGGTTGAGGCAGTTGTCCAAGACCCCCGTGGTATCACACGTGCTTAAGGAGTAGTCAATGGCTAACAAGATGGAACTGACGGAATTTGAGTTCCCGGATGAGGTAGGTACTAAGACCCCACCCGAGGAAAAAGTTAACAAAGCAGCGGCAGACGACTCAGAGTTTGACCTTGAGATCGTAGACGACACCCCAGTACAGGACCGTGGCCGCAAGCCAATGGACGAGCCGCCCGAAGAAGTTACGGACGACGAGCTTAAAACGTATGACGAAAAAGTCCAGAAGCGGCTGAAAAAGTTTACAAAGGGCTATCACGACGAGCGCCGTGCTAAAGAAGAGGCATTGCGTGAGCGTCAGGCTGCTGAAGACTTCGCCCGGCAGGTCTTTGAAGAGAACAAACTGCTGCAACAGCGGTTGGCTGAAGGCTCCAAGATATTTATTGAGCAGGGTAAATCGGCTGCGCAGCTTGAGCTGGAACAGGCCAAGAAGCACTATAAAGATGCTTACGAGCAGGGTGATGTTGATGCCGTGGCAGACGCTCAGGCTAAGATTGCTTCAGCAACGCTAAAGCTTGACAAGGCCGAAAACCTTAGACCTATTGAAGTACAGGAAAAACCCGAGTATAGTCCGCAACAAAGGACCCAACCTGCCAACGACCGACTCCAGCAGTGGATGTCTGCAAATCCTTGGTACGGGGACGAAAGTAATGAAGACCATACTGTAATGAGCGCGACCGCCCTTGGCGTGCACTCCGCCCTTGTTAAACAGTACGGGCAAAATTATGCAGGAACAGATGAGTATTATCAGAAGCTTGATAGCCGTCTGCGTAACACCTTCCCTGATTATTTCAGGAGCCAAGAAGATCAGGACGATCCCGAGGAAGAGCCCGCTCAGCAGGCTGCACCCCGTGCCAAACCGTCTACCGTTGTAGCACCAGCTACACGTAGCACGTCGCCCAAGAAGGTAAAGTTAAGTGCTTCGCAAGTAGCAATAGCGAAACGTTTAGGTGTACCTCTGGAACTTTACGCCAAAAAGGTTGCTGAACAACAGGAGAATAGATAATGGTTACTGAAACACGTTTGAGCCGTGAGCTCGAAAACCGCGCTAAAGGTCAACGTAAGGCATCGTGGGCACCCCCCGAACTTTTGCCTACGCCAAATCCTGAACCGGGTTTTGCGTTTCGTTGGGTTCGTGTTGCAACACTGAACTCGCCAGACCCTATTAATCTCTCTGCTAAACGACGTGAGGGTTGGGAGCCCGTAAAGGCATCCGATCATCCTGAACTGCATTTGCATTTAGACTCCGACGGCGCTAGTAAAGACACCGTTGTGATTGGTGGGTTGATGTTGTGCAAGACTCCGGCTGAGTTTGTGGAACAGCGCAATGCGCATTACCAGAAACAAGCAAACGACCAGATGACTGCTGTAGACAACAACCTCATGCGCCAAAGCGATCCGCGTATGCCTATCTTCAGTGAGAAGAAGTCGTCAACGTCCTTTGGCTCTGGAAAATAATTTTTTGGAGTTTAATCATGGCTTATCCTACGATTGACGCCCCTTACGGGCTAAAGCCGATCAATTTGATCGGTGGTCAGGTCTTCGCTGGTGCGACACGTCAGTTGCCTATCACTGCTACCCCCGGTAACGGTAATGGCTTTATTAACTACAACACCCCTATTTATTACGGTGACGTAGTTCAACTGAGTCAAGCAAACAGCACAATCATCATCTCGACGCTGGATACGGACGCAACTCCGGTTGCTGGCGTCGTTGGTGTATTCCTCGGCTGTACTTATACTAACCCTGTGACCAAGCAAAAGACCTTCAGCCAGTTTTGGCCCGGTTTTGCGTCTGGTGTAACAGATGCGTATGCGTACGTTGCGGATGATCCCGACCAGCTTTACAAAGCTGTTTCGGTTGGCAACACCATTAATACCACTGGTCTGGTTATCAGCGCCGTGTCTCAAGTCGTTGTGGGCAATAACGCCACTCTGATTCTGAACTCGCCTAATACCACTGCTGGTAATTCAAAAACTGGTGTGTTTGCCAATGCGGTAAGCACTTCCCTGCCGCTGCGAGTAGTTGATGGTGTTCCTGACACTGCAACCGTAAATGGCTATACCGAACTGATCGTCAAATTTAACTTTGGCTACCATTCGTACAACAACGCCGTTGGCGTGGCTTAAGGAGCATAAATCATGGCTATTTCACGCGCACAACTACTTAAAGAACTGCTCCCCGGCCTGAACGCATTGTTCGGTATGGAGTACGCTCGCTACGGCGAAGAGCACAAGGAAATCTACGAAACTGAGACTTCCGAGCGTTCCTTCGAAGAAGAAACAAAACTGTCGGGCTTCTCGGCTGCTCCAGTCAAGAACGAAGGCTCTGCAATTGCTTATGACAATGCGCAGGAAGCTTGGACCGCTCGATACAACCACGAAACCATCGCTCTTGGTTTCTCGCTGACCGAAGAGGCCATCGAGGACAACCTGTACGACAGCCTGTCTGCTCGTTACACCAAGTCGCTGGCTCGTGCCATGGCTTACACCAAGCAGGTCAAGGCTGCAAACGTCCTGAACAACGGCTTCTCCAACAGCTACCCCGGTGGCGATGGCGTAGCTCTGTTCTCGGCTAATCACCCTCTGGTCTCTGGTGGCGTCAACAGCAACATTGCAGCAACCCCTGCTGACTTGAACGAGACTTCTCTGGAAGCCGCCGTTATTCAGATCGCTGCATGGACTGATGAACGTGGCCTGCTGATTGCAGCTAAGCCGAAGAAGCTGGTTGTTCCTCCAGCATTGCAGTTCGTGGCAACACGTCTGCTGGAGACATCGCTGCGTGTCGGTACTAACGACAACGACATCAACGCGATCAAGAACAACGGTTCGATCCCAGAAGGCTATACGATCAATCACTACTTGACCGATAACAACGCATGGTTCCTGACCACTGACGTTCCAAACGGCATGAAGCACTTTGTTCGTACGCCGATGTCCAATTCCATGGATGGGGACTTCGATACGGGCAACGTGAGATACAAATCACGTGAGCGATACAGCTTCGGCTTCAGTGATCCACTGGGCATGTTCGGTAGCCAAGGGGCTTGACAACACAAGGGCTGCTCCATACAATAACCTCTGGTCTAATAAATCGGAGGTTGTATGGAGTACACCGAATGTAGTCACACCAACTGTGGAAACCCCGTGTTCGCACGGGGAATCTGCCGAAAGCACTATGAACAGGAGCGGCTGGCGACGGCTGCTCCTTGTTCTTTTTCTGGGTGCCAAAACAAATCGTTTCGCGGCGATCTCTGCGCCGAACATTACAGAGCAAAGCAAAAATCCTCTCGCCCCACGTGTACCGTTCCCGGCTGCACTGACCCGCAACTAACTCTAAAATCAGGGTATTGTCAAAAACACCTGTTCAGGTTTAGCCGCCACGGAACCGTTGAACAGCCACGCCGCGCAGATTGGGGTGCACGAGAATCTCATCCGCTATACCAGTCATACCACTGGCACCGTCGTAAACCGAACGGCATGTGCAAAGAATGGGCTGATGATTTTTGGTTGTTTGTAGACGCCGTTGGTGAGCGTCCTAACGGGCATATGCTACGTAAGATTGACCCTAAGCAGGCGCTGGGCCCCCATAATTGGCATTGGAAGGAAGCGATACCAAGTAAGGATACTGCCGCATGGCAAAGAACATGGCGAAACGCCAACCCAGAAAAAGTAAAAAATGCGGAATTAAAAAAAATGTTTGGCATAACGTTGCAAGACTACCAACGCATGGCTGAGACACAAAACCATCGGTGCGATATCTGCGGGGAGCTTGAGACAGGCGTAGATAAACAGGGTATTCCACGCCGAATGCCGGTGGACCATTGCCATGCGACAGGTAAAATTCGTGCGTTACTTTGCTCGGCTTGCAACAAGGCTTTAGGCGGATTTCGTGACCGTCCAGACTTGCTTCGGAAGGCTGCGGAGTATATCGAAAAACACCTTGACACCCCCCATTCCACCTAGTATAAAGAGAGCAAACCGGGTGTACCCGGCGCGAACGAACAGTCCCGGCTGACTTCATGCAGATCGTCGCGCTTAACCGCATGAGGGAAAACTCAAATGGCACTTTCTACTACCCAAAGCATCTGGCGTTCGGGCGGCGGCGATCAAACTCGTACCGCTTATTGTGGCTCCGGCGTCATGGCTGCTCAGTTCTACATTGCTGACGCATCTGCTGCTGGCAACGTTAAAGTCTCTTCCGTTTCTGGCGCTCCTAACCTGATTCTGCCCGCTGGTGCAGTTGTCCTGTCTGTTGTTATTAACGACGCAGGTGCAGGTTCTATCGACATCGGTACAACGGGCGTGACTTCCGGCACTGCTGCTCCTGCGGCAATCGCTAATAACCTGTCTGTTGCGGCTGCTGGTGTGATTACATCTGGCCTGACCCTGACTGCATCGACTGAAACGGCTTTCGTTACTTCGCGTGACGACACTTCGGGCAGCGGTACTGTTGGTGGCTTCATCACTTACTTCGTTGTCGATCCGCTGGCTGGTCAGCAAAACGTCTAATTAAGGAGGCATCACCATGATGCAAACAGACGTTAAGGCCGCACAGGTAACATCGACCAACTCCGCCTATGGTGGCCCGACCCGTGTAAAAGCGGTGACAGTCAGCTACGCCACGGGTGGTACGGTTGTGCTTAAAGATGGCGGTTCAGGCGGCACCACACGGTTCTCGTTTACTGCTCCGGCAGCAGCAGGGTCAGAGCATATTCTGTTCCCCGGCGAAGGCATCAAGTTCAACACTGATGTACACGCTACGCTGGCAAACGCAACTATTGTGGTGTTCTATGGCTAAGAAAACTCCATCCCTTGCAGTCGGTCGTGGCGAAAAGCTTCCGGTCAAGCAGGGGGCGGGTTTGACTGCTAAAGGCCGTGCTAAGTACAACAAGGCAACCGGGTCAAACCTGAAGGCTCCACAGCCAGAGGGTGGCCCACGTAAGAAGTCGTTCTGTGCGCGTATGTCAGGTATGCCCGGCCCTATGAAGGACGAGAACGGCAAGCCTACACGCAAAGCAGCGTCACTAAAAAGATGGAAGTGCTAAATGGAACATCACGAAACGGCGAAGACTGCCGCAGATGCGCTTTCGATTGTGACTGTGGTCGGTACGCTCATGGAAGTGTTACCTGCGGTAGCCGCGTTGTTCACGATAGTCTGGACGGCGCTACGTATTTACGAAACCAAAACCGTGCAGGGCCTCCTGCGCAAGGGGAAAAAAGATGAAGACTAAGCCTGTTAAGGGCTCGGCCCGCACTAAACGCTTCGATGTTGGCGGCACTGTCGGTGCTCTGGCTGGCTTGGGCACATTGGCCTATCTGCTATCGCGTAAGAAAAAAGACGCTGCTACTGGTAACGAGGGTAGTGGCGAGTCCACGGCAAAACCCGTTATTAAGTCGATGATGGACACGGAAGACGATGCTGCTAAGCAACGTGCGATGGCTGCGTCGAAGGGGCGTCCTGAGATGGGCGATGCTACGAACGACGACATCACAACTAAGAAAACTACGACGCCTGCGGTTAAGAAAACTGCGCCTTCTGCTAAGACTACGTCAACAAGTAAGCAAGGCTCGGTTTCGACTACTGGTCTTGATGCTGGTATTGCGGCGGGAAATAAAGCAAAACCTAACGAAGAGCGTCCGTCGAAGCCTTACCCTGAGAAAGAAGCGGCGGCTAAGAAAGCTGCGGATAAAGCAGCCGCAATTAAAAAAGCAACGACAGCCAAGGGTCGTTCGGCAAATCCTATCGCGGGTACTTTCGAAAGCTCGGGTAAGAGTATGGCGCGTACACCAGCGCAGACGATGTCAGAACGCGCACGCGAAGTGCAAAGACGACGCGAAGAGGAAATGAAGTCACGTTACAAAAATGGCGGCGTGGTCAAAAAGTACGCTGACGGCGGTATGACTTCGAGCAAGCCTGAGCCTAAGAAAGCCCCGATGCCAGCCTTTGCCCGTGAAGCGAAGGAAAATCGTGAACGCGACCAGAAGGTCAAGAAAGAGCAGGACACGTATCAGAAGGGCGAGAAAACCCGCTTGAAAGAGCAAGGTAGTATGTTTAAAAGCGGCGGCATGACTCCATCCAAGCGTGCTGACGGTATCGCTATGCGTGGTAAAACCAGAGGCAAGATGTACTAACCCATTCAAGGAGATTCACATGGCATCGAAGATGAACGCAGGTTTTATGGCAATGATGAAGAAAAAAGCCCCAGCTAAGAAAATGGCCGGTGGTGGCGCAACAGCGATGGGCAAAGTTAAGACTGCTGCTCCTAGCCGTGATGGTCTGGCTGTCAAAGGCAAGACTAAGGGCAAGATGGTTGTCATGGCTGGTAACAAGGGCATGAAGTCCGGCGGTAAGTGCTGAGATGATGGCCTCGCGTGGTATGGGTGACATTAACCCTTCCAAGATGCCCAAAGCGAAGAAGAAAGCGCGGCGGGATGACACCGACTTTACTCAGTACAAAGAAGGTGGGAAGGTTAACGCTGCTGGTAACTACACCAAGCCGGAGCTTCGCAAGAAGATCGTAAGCCAAGTGAAGTCCGCAGCAACTCATGGCACGGGTGCAGGTCAGTGGTCAGCCCGCAAAGCGCAGCTGGTGGCTAAGAAGTACAAAGCCGCTGGCGGTGGGTACAGAGATTGAAAGCCCCGCAAAAGTCGCTGAAAGACTGGGGAGACCAGAAATGGCGAACCAAAAGCGGAAAGCCGTCGTCAAAGACCGGGGAGCGTTACCTCCCGGAAAAGGCAATCAAGGCACTAAGCCCAGCCGAGTATGCCGCCACGACGAAGGCAAAGCGGGCAGGGAAAGCAAAGGGTAAGCAGTTCGTTGCACAGCCCAAGGACGTTGCGAAGAAAACAGCGGGGTTTAGGTAATGGCTGAGAAATGGATACAAAAGGCAATCAAAAAGCCCGGTGCCCTGCGTGCTCAGCTTGGCGCAAAAGAGGGAAAGCCTATCCCGGCAAAGAAGCTCGCTGCCGCTGCTCAGAAACCCGGAAAATTGGGCCAACGAGCGCGACTTGCCCAAACCTTGAAGAAAATGGGAAAGAAGTAAATGGCCGTCACAACCTCAGTATCGACGTTTAACCCGACCCTCAACGAGATATTCGAAGAGGCGTTTGAGCGTTGCGGCTTGGAGTTGCGCACGGGCTACGACTTCCGCACAGCGCGGCGTAGCCTTAACTTCCTGTTGGGTGAGTGGGCCAACCGGGGTATAAACCTCTGGACCATCGAGGAAGGCTCGATCAACTTGGTGCAGGGCCAGACGACCTACAACTTGCCTAACGACACCGTGGACTTGATTGAGCACGTTATTCGTACGGATTCCAACCAAGGCCCTAACCAGACTGACCTGAACATCACCCGGATTTCCGTCTCGACCTACTCGACTATCCCTAACAAGCTGGCGCAAGGCCGTCCGATTCAGGTGTGGATTAACCGCCAGAGTGGACAGACGACCGACTTAATTGGTGCAACTTCGGCTAACCCACAGATTAATGTGTGGCCCGCGCCGGATCAGGGCACGCAGCTTAACCCTTACTACGTGTTTTACTACTGGCGCTTGAAGCGTATTTTTGACGCGGGTGATGGCGTAAATGTGCCAGACATCCCGTTCCGTTTTCAGAATTGCTTAGTGGCAGGTCTGGCGTATATGATTGCGGTGAAGAAGCCCGAGGTGGCACCAGATCGCTTGGCGGGTTTAAAGATGATGTATGACGAGGCTTGGGACTTGGCGTCGTCTGAGGACCGTGAGAAAGCTGCGGATCGGTTTGTACCACGTGAGTATTTCATCTCGTAACGATGGGCAACAGGTTCAGTTCAGGTAAGAATTCGATCTCGGAATGTGATCGGTGTGGATTTCGGTTCAAGCTGAAGGTCCTGAAGAAGCTTATCATCAAGACAAAGCAGGTCAGTATTAAAGTATGCCCGTCGTGCTGGGAACCCGATCAGCCGCAGTTGCAGTTAGGTATGTACCCAGTGCAAGACCCCCAAGCCGTACGGGAACCACGCCCAGATGTGAGTTACAGACAGGCGGGTTATACGGGATTACAGTTGACGTTGAACACAGACTTTGGTGACCCGTCAGGTGGTAGCCGAGTGTTCCAGTGGGGTTGGGCACCGGTAGGTGGGTCAAGTGCGAATGATGCGGCGTTAACGCCAAATGCTTTGACCTCTAGAGGCGTAATAGGTAGTGTAACCATTGCATAGGAGTTAACATGAAACACAGCGACATTAAAAAAGATAAGCCGGTCATGGAGAAGATTGCTAAGAAAGCAGTCAAGGGCCATGAGCAGCGTATGCACGGTGCCAAGAAAATGGCTAAGGGCGGCGTGACTTCAGAACAGATGAAGTCCATGGGTCGCAATCTGGCTCGGGTCGCCAATCAAAAATCGGGCTAATCATGGCTAAATTTTCACAAAAGCAGGGTGGCAAAGAAGTAGGCCAAGCTGCTGTTTACGCGGAGCCACACACCATGGACGGTAAAAAAGTTAAAGGCGAGCTGCCTTACACAGCAGGCGCTAAAGTAATAAACGAGATGAACCCGTCAGTTGCGGGCTTGTCCAAGGGTAACTACAAAGAAACCAAGACTACCGGCATTAAGATTCGTGGTACCGGCGCTGCAACTAAAGGCTTGATGGCTAGGGGTCCGATGGCATGACGTACAACGAACTGTTCATTGCTGTTAAGAACTACCTGCAAAACGACTTCCCCGCAAACACGTGGACGGACGTAGCAGGTACAGGCGTAACTACGTCTGGCGGCACCGAACAGATCAACTTTTTTATTGCGCAAGCTGAAGAGCGCATATACAACACGGTGCAGATTCCTGCACTTCGCAAAAACGTTACAGGTTTGACCACATCAGGAAACAAGTATCTGTCTTGCCCGGCTGACTTCTTGTCGGTTTTTTCAATTGCAGTTATTGATGGCAATGGCAATTTTGAGTATCTATTGAACAAAGATGTGAACTTCATCCGGGCGGCATACCCCAACCCATCGAGCACTGGACTGCCACAGTACTACGCCTTGTTTGGCCCGACAGTCGCATCTGGTGTTGTTTCTGATGAACTGAGTTTTATTCTTGGCCCAACGCCGGATGATGACTACGACGTAGAGTTACATTATTTTTATTACCCAGAGTCAATCACGGTGGCGGCAGATGGGCGTACATGGCTTAGCGATAACTACTCACCTGTCTTGCTGTACGGTGCTTTGGTTGAGGCTTACACCTTCTTAAAGGGTGAAGTTGATTTGATCGCACAGTACGATAAGAAGTATCAGGAAGCACTGGGTCAACTGAATCGTCTGGGTACAGGTCTTGAGCGTGGCGATGCTTACCGCGATGGGCAGGCTAAGATTAAGGTGAATCCGTAATGCCAATCCAACAAGGACTCACAAACAGCTTCAAACAAGAGATGCTCCAAGCGGGGCAAAACTTGGCAACCGACACGTTGCGGATGGCGTTGTACACGGCTCTCTCTGATATTGGTTCACTTACCACGGTGTACACAACGGCGAACGAAGTGGTGGGTACAGGCTATGTAGCGGGTGGAGTGGCAGTAACCGGCGCGACTATCAGCACAGAAACCACGGGGCCAAACGCCGGAACGGTGTATGTGGACTTTAACGACGTGTCATGGCCCGGTGCTAACTTTACGGCGCGTGGCGCATTGATCTACAACGTCACTCGTAGTAACAAGTCGGTAGCCGTGCTGGACTTTGGTTCAGACAAAACATTTTCATCAGTAAGTAACACCGTTGTTATGCCGGTTAATTCCGCTACGACGGCACTAATTCGTTTTCCTTAAGAGGTTAATATGCACAAAGAACTTGGAAGCTGCGGGGATAGCGCCGTAGTCACGATGCAAGCAAAAGGCCATGTTATCCCTGAAGGCGTAGGCGTTGAGGGTTGGTATCACGTAGTCTGCCGCGATAAAGATGGCAATATTAAGTGGGAAGATGAGTTCCCCAATCTGGTCATGGCGGTGGGTAAGCAGTTGATGTTTGATACGCTACTACGCACATCTGGCACTTACACAACCGTGGGGCCGTTTCTTGGGTTGATAAAGTCGGGCTATACCGCTGCGGCTACAGATACGATGTCGTTCACGACCGCAAACGAGTTCACTAACTATACAGTAGGTGGTTTAGCGGTGCGGGGTACAGCCGTGTTTTCTGCTGCGTCATCTACTGGTTCTACCCCGTCTAACGTTACCACAGCGGCTGCTTCGTCGATTATCTACACCATTACCGGTGCAGGTGGCGTGGTTGCAGGTTGTTTCATAGCGACCGGTACAGGCGCAGTAAGTACACAATTGAGCACAGCGGGTACTTTGTACTCTGCGGGCAACTTCGCTACGGCCAAGACAACAACATCAGGAGATACCGTTAGCGTGACTTACAGCACAACAGCAACTTCGTAATGTTTGGTTTAACGACGTTCTCAGGAGCGCCCTTCTCTTCTACAGCGGGGGCGTTTTTTGCAGACTCGGTTACTGAAAATGTAGGCGTCGCAGATACGCAGGTAATAGCAGCACAGTTTGCAGTTAGTAGGGCAGAGCCTCTGACGTTAGCAGATGCAAGTACTCAGACATCGGCGTTTTTGCAGTCATTGTCTGAGAATAGTACGTTAGGCGATAGCAGTACGCAGACTTCAGCGTTTTTACAGAGCCTCGCAGAAAATTCTACGTTGAATGATGTGTTGGTAGGAAGCGCAGGGTTTACAGTAAGCCGTACGGAAAGCAGTACGTTAAATGACGTAAGAGCGGTAGTGGCGGACTTTGCCGCAAGCCAGACAGAAAACTCAACGCTGGCAGATACAAGTACTCAGGCGTCTACGTTTTTGCAGTCAATTGTAGAGAACAGCAATTTAGACGACGTTAGGGTCGTAACCGCTCAGTTTTTGGTAAGTATTGCGGAGAGTTTGACTGCTGATGATGCGAGAAGCATAGCAGCGCAGTTTGCGGTATCGATTATAGAAGACTCAATAATTGATGATGAAGATATTATCGGGCTGGCGTTTTTTGACAACGTCACAGAAGCGGTAACAGTAGACGACACTCGAACTGCGGTGCTAAATTTGTTCTTTGATATGTCAGAGAATGTAACGGTAAATGATGTACGAGCGGTAGCGGCACAGTTTGCTGTGCGGTTAAGTGAGAATTTTGTAGTGTTGGATAGCAACGTCGTTCGAGGTTGGTTCACTATCTATAATGACGAAGATGCTAATTGGCAAAATATTAACAGTAACACTCCGGTTAGTTGGACCGCTATTAGTGGCAACGCTACCGGTACTTGGCAAAATATGAGTACTTCAGGTAGTACTGGGTGGGATGACATTGATACCGACCCCGGAACCAATTGGAACAAAATTAATACGGTGTAAACGATGCCACTTGTAGTCGCAGACAGGGTAAGAGAAACCACCACAACCGTTGGCACAGGGACGATTACGCTCGCCGGGGCAGTAACGGGGTTTCAGACTTTTGCTGCTATTGGCAATGGCAATACTACCTACTACACTATTGCTGGGCAAGGAACTAGCCAGTGGGAAGTTGGGATTGGGACGTACACAGCATCAGGTACGCTCTTATCTAGAGACATAGTGCTGGCGTCAAGTGCAGGCGCCCCAACCAAGACTACCTTTTCTGCCGGTACGAAAGACGTATTTGTCACCTACCCAGCCAGTAAGTCCGTGTATGAGGATGAGGGGCAGGCAGTTTATGCGGGTGCTGGTACGGCGGGTATTTATTTGAACTCAAAGAATATTACGGTTAATACAACAGTAGCTTCTGGGTACAACGGTATGAGTGCTGGGATAATAACTGTAGCCGATGGTATAACGGTAACAGTGGCGGATGGCTCTCGCTGGGTAGTTGTTTAAGGAAAAAACATGGCAACCACGTACAACAATAACCTGCGAATTGCAGAGATCGGCACAGGCGATCAGGCGGGCGTGTGGGGTAACACCACTAACTACAACTTGGCGACGTTGCTTACTGAAGCAATTACGGGCGTCACGTCGGTAACGGTTGCTGGTAATCAAGCCCTTCTTGCATTAGATGGCGTAACCGATCAGGCTAGGCAGGCGGCATTAATTTTGGGTGGTACCCCGGTAGGTGCGTTTACCCTGTTTGTACCGCCAACGGACAAGCTTTACATCATCAGGAATAATACGGGCCAGACAGCGACAATTTCTGTATCTACGCTGGCTAATGGCACAACACCAACCGGCGGCACGACAGTCACAATCCCGACAGGTTTTACGGCGTTCCTCTACAGCGACGGCAACAACATCGCGGACGGCGTTAATCGAATTAACAACAGTTTGTCTGTAACTGGCAATGCAGCGTTTGGCGGTAATGGTGAGTTTAACGGCACTGGCAGTCTGAAGGTACCTTCTGGAAATACCGGTCAACGTGCGGGTGTAGGTATTCGCTACAACACGACTTTTGGTCAATACGAAGGCTTCGACACTAATACGTCTTCGTGGAGTTCGATTGGTGGCGGTGCAACAGGTAGCTCGGGCAATCAGGTTTTTTACGAGAACGACCAATCGGTAACCGCCAGCTACACCATCCCCACAAATAAGTATGCGAGCACGACAGGGCCGATGACGATTGACTCGGTTAGCTTTGTTGGTGCTATTAACAATGGCGGTATCTTAGCGGGTACTGTTTTAACGGTAGACCCGGAGTCTTCGTTTACGGCTTCTATCTCCGGCAATGTTATGACGGTCACCGTACTAGGGTCAGGCACCATCGGGATTGGGCAGTATATTAACGGCGCTAACGTGCAGCCAAGCACGAAGATAATTTCACAGTTAACGGGAACCCCCGGTGACACAGGTACGTACGAGGTCAATATTGCGCAAACGGTGACTTCGACAACAATCACCACCATAACTTCTGGCATTATCTATATAGGTACAGTTCTGTCCGGTGTGGGTGTAACTGTGGGTACTACGGTTACGGCGTTTGGCACAGGCAATGGTGGCGCGGGGACTTATACGGTAAGTGCATCACAGTTAACGCCGTCTGCAATAATTAGCTCCGCAGTTGCGGTAACAGTTTCCTCCGGCTCAAGGCTGGTTGTTCTCTAAGAGGTACACATGGCTTCTATTATTAAAGCAGGTAACGCCACAGACGGGGTACAAGTCTCGTCAGACGCAACCGGCGCACTTGATATAAAAACCGGCACAGGCGCAGGCACAACGGCGATCAGTATTGATGCTTCGCAGAATGCGACACTGGCCGGAAACCTTACAGTTACGGGTAATCTAACTGCCGGTGGCGGCGTCGTTTATAACCTTGAGCAATACGTAGCTCCCGCAACATGGACTAAACCCGCTAACCTAAAAGCTATTAAGGTCACCGTAGTGGGTGGCGGTGGGAATGGTGGTTCGGCCACGACACCAGTTACCGGAGGGGCCGGTGGTGGAGGTGGCGGCGGTGCGACTATAGATTACATACCAGCGCCTTCTATTACTTCACCTACTCCCGGACCTGTTACGGTAGCTATTACGGCGGGTGCCGGTACTAACTCGTTTGGCCCGTTTTGTTCCGCTACTGGAGGTAGCAATGGTTCAAACGCTGCTCCCGGTGGTGCCGCAGGCGGTGCAGGTGGTACAGGTAGCGGTGGACAGATTAATTTTGTTGGGAATAGTGGCACAAGTCCCAGCCCCACCGGTTTCACTGTTGCTGGTGGAGCTGGCGGTTCTTCGGCGGTGTTTACATCGATTCCTAGTAGTGGTGCAACAGACGCTGCTGGAAACCCCGCAACAATCATTGGAGGGGGTGGATCAGGAGCAGGTCGTAGCACAGCATCACCCGGTACTCGCGCAGGCGGCACAGGAGCGCCCGGTATTGTTATCGTTGAGGAGTTCTACTAATGAGCGCAGGAATCAAAGCAAACAATGACGGCTCCGCAGCGATACAAGTTGGCGGGTCTGACTATATTGAGATCGCATCCACTGGGCCGGTTACGATACCGGGGAATTTGACGGTTACTGGTACGGCTACGGTTAATGGGGTTCCTGTTGGGGGTAACTATATCCTTAACGAGTACACATCCCCCGCACCTTGGGACGCGGCGGCTAAAAAAACTGCGGGTTTAAAAGCCGTAAAAGTTACAATTATTGGCGGCGGTGGCGGCGGAGCGGGCGGTAGAGGGACTCAATCAACGCCGGGTGGGCCCGGTACGGCCACAATAAACGGTGCTGGGGGCCCCAGTGAGGTGGGATTTGCGTACATCCCCGCAGCGTCTATACCTACCTCACCATTTACCATTGAAGCCGGAGCAGGAGGGGCAGGAGGGGTAGGACCTGCATCATTCGGTACAAGAACTAACGGCGCTTCGGGTGGAACAAGTTCATTCAGTTCTTTTGTATCAGTAACTGGAGGGCAGGGGGGCACTTCTGCAAGGGGCGCAAGAGGCGCTTTTACATCCCCAGTACCTGCAAGTCAGCAGCTAGTCTATGTTAACCCTCCTACACCTGTAACGCCCGGTAACGGACCGATTATCAATGCGTTAAATGTAGCCTTTGCTCAAGGGTATGGGTTTGATGCGACCAACGCAGTTGCAGGAGTTCCTTATACTTCTAGTCCCGGCGCAGGGTTAGGGGCAGCGGGGGCAGGCGCCCCTTCTACAGCAGGGACCCCTCCTGCGCCAGCCCCAGTGGCTACGGGGGGTAATGGCACACCCGGCATCGTCATAGTTGAAGAATTTTATTAATCAGGAGGCGTAAATGAAAAAAGCACTTATTTCTCCCAACGAAAAGCGCACTGATTATCAGGGCAATGTTGGTGAGCGTATCGCTCAGGTCGAGCAAACTGCATTTGAAGTAGCGGCTCCGCTGTTCTGGGTTGATTGCCCGGATGACTGCGTTGCTGATGTCTGGTGGTACTACAATGGCACTTGCGAAGTTATGCCAACACCACCTGAGCCAGAACCCGAAGCTGAATAATAACTAGGAGAAGCCCTATGTGTGATGTGCTATCGCAATTCGCGGTACAAAAGTACGTCCACTTGCCAGACTTTCTGGACAAGGAAAACTGCGCCCAATTAACGGCGGAGTTGAAGAAGCTCGTAGCAGCCAAGCAAACGACACAAGACGTACAGTGCCCGAAGTCCGAAGCCATCCATGGCGCTCAGGTGTTTGATTCTCTACTGGTGCAGTTACTGCCAAACTTTGAATTAGCATCAGGCAAGCGGCTTCTCCCAACTTATTCCTATGCTCGGCTATATGCACCGGGCGATGAACTGAAGAACCACACTGACCGCGAGTCTTGCGAGATCAGTGCAACAGTCACACTTGGTTTTGAAGGCGATGTCTGGCCTATTTACATGGGCGACAGCATTGAGAAGGATAACGCCTCTGAGATCAAGATGGGTGTGGGCGATGCGGTTCTCTACCGGGGTATGGATAAGCATCATTGGCGCGAGGTCTATACCGAAGGGAAGTGGCAAGCACAGGTGTTTCTGCACTATGTCGATGCTGACGGCCCGCACAAAGACCACATCTACGACAAGCGCGGTAAGTTGAACCTGCCTAAGCCTGAGCCTGAGAACTTCCGTCACTGGATTTACACCGACATCTTCACGCCCGAAGCTTGCGACATTATCGTTAAGACCTACACGCAGGAAATGATCGAGACGCTGCCGCCATTCATTGGTGGGGGCGCTACAGAAAATATAAACCTTGCTATACGCAATGTCGAGCGCGTGATGCTGCCGGTCTATAAAGACATTGGTGGTCGCTTGGCTGCTGCTGGCTTTGCTGCAAATAACCGTGCGTGGAAGTTCAACGTCACTCATGCCAACCAAGGCGAGTTCTTGAAGTACCCGGCGGGTGGGCGCTATACGGCGCATGTGGATACGTTCTTGAATCCTAACGAAGAGTGCAGAAAACTTACCGTGCTGACCTTTTTGAACGACGACTTCGAAGGCGGTAAGTTCTTTATTCAGGACGGTCACGAGAAGTATTACCCACCGCAAGCTAAGGGCACGGTAATAGTGTTCCCATCGTTCTTGCTGCATGGGGTTGAAGATATAACCAAGGGTACACGCTACTCCGCCGTGTGTTGGCTAGTAGGCCCGTTCTTTAAATGAGGTGAATGATGTCGTTAATTCTTAGTGGTACAGATGGAGTTCAAGATAACTCTGGCGCTATTGTGCGAGATACGGCTAAAGTAGCGGTTACCGACTTTACAACATCTGCTGATTTTACGGGCATACCGCCGTGGGTTAAACGGATTACAGTAATATTTTCCGCCCTTTCGTTGTCTGGAACCAATAACGTTATCGTAAGAATAGGCCCGTCTTCTGGCGTAGTTTCTAGCGGCTATGTAGCCGCAGCAACAACAGTATCTACCACAACCACTAACACCACAAACGGCACTGAAGTTACATCGGGGTTTGTGCTTGGCGGGTACACCAGCACCGCATCGGCACTTCTATACGGACACGTAGTCATTACAAACATGACCGGTAACACTTGGGTTTGTTCTGGGGTGTATCACGCTCGAAATGTTGACCGCGTTGGCAATGCTGCTGGAGCTATTATATTAGGCGACGTATTAACTCAAGTCAGCGTCACGCGCACAGGTACAGACACCTTCGACTCTGGCACAATTAATATCATTTACGAATAATCCAATGTGGACCCGCTCACCCTACTAGCTGCGGCTAACGCTGCCGTTGCGGCAGTAAAAAAAGGATGCCAGCTATACAAGGACATCAAGGGTGCAGCGGGTGAAGTCAAAGAAGTACTGGATGATCTGAAGTCGCAGTTCGGCAAGATTAAGAACCCAACGAACGCGCAGAAGGTTCAGTACAACGAAGAAGTGCAGCGGGTCCAAGAGATTGGCAAGGCTGACCCGAACAACGTGTTTGTCCAGATTGGTAATGATCTGGGTGCGTTAATGGATGAGTACGACAAGATCGGTAAGGTCTTTATCCAGCAGGAAGCAGAAGCGCAGCAGGTCTACACGGGCACAGAAAGCATAGGCAAACGTGCATTGATGCGCGTCATTATCCGGTCAAGGCTGGATGCGATGGTTGCAGAATTGCGCGAGATGATGGTCTACAAGGCACCGCCCGAGTTGGGCGACCTGTGGACAAAGTACGAAAAGATGTGGAAGCAGATCATCATTGAGCAGGACGAGGCGCATAAGCGTGAGACAGCTAAGATACAGATCGAAGCGGCAAGGCAGCGCAGACTGGCTAGAAAGAGGAAAGAAGAAGCGGTATGGGTTGGAGCAATCCTTTTCGTCGTGGCGTGGTACGCAGGGCTTCTAGTAATGCTTCGAATGAGCCAGACGTACCGTGGGCTTTACTCGTCGCCGTGGTGGTCTTGTGTTTTGTGTTAGTCATTGCTCTGCCTGTTATGGGTGTGATGTACATGGACATGAACAACGCGATGTACCGTGCG